CCGGATCCACCAGCGCCCCCGGAGACATCCCCGGGCCTGACGATCCAGCTGGTGTTTCCTGACCAGCAGGCCCTGGTGGAGTTCCAGCAGCTGATGGGCCGCCTGGCGGAGGTGCTGCCGGAGGAGGAGAGCACCGAAGCCCGCCTGGCGCGCGCTGCGGAGGCGCTGCTGGCTCACCGGGGCCGCTGAGCCGTGGCAGCCACCGCCTGTCGCCCTGCTCTGCCCACGGCGCCCCCACCAGCTCGCCGCGGCCGCGACATGAGCCTGAAGGAGCATGACCGGATCTATGCCCTCCACCAGCAGGGTGTCCCAGCCCGTGAGATAGCGGACGAGCTGGGGCGGAGCCTTAGCTGCATCTACGCAAGCCTTGCCGATTTCCGCCGGAGCCGTGGGGAGGTGCTTAGGTTCCGGGGCTTCACCAATCACCTGCAGGCCGGTGGAGATGGGATCGTCACCCAGAAGCCCCGGCTCCCGGTGGCGGTGGTGGTGCACCGCTACCTGGCCGAGGAGAGCATCGAGGCCCTGGCCAGCAGCTATGAGGTGAGCCGTGCGGCGATTCGCCGCCTGCTGGTGACGGCCGGCGTCACCATTCGGGCGGAGAGGCGGAGAGTCACCGACCGCTACCGGCCGTGGACCCACGACGAGAGCGCCACCTGCCTGCGGTTGCGGGCGCTGGGCCATGACGCCTCGCTCATCGGGCAGATGATCAATCGCACCACCCTGGCGGTGCGCTGCTGGCTGCGGGAGCACGATCGCCCCAACAATTCGGCCCGGATGGTCGAGCGCGCCCGCCGCCGCCGCGGTGAGCTCTTACCGGAGGAAATGCCATCGGATGAGGTGCTCGAGCAGCTGCGCAAGGGCTGGATCGAGGGCCAGACCGTTGCCGCCATGGCCCGGGAGTTCGACATCCCCTCAGCCATCGTTTCCGGTGCCCTGAAGCGATCTGGGTTCCTGGTGAAACGGGGCCGCCCTGCCACCACGCGGAAGGCCGTTGTTACAGGTTCCTAACCTTTGAGCAGGAGGAACCCCGGGGTGGCGAAAAAGAAAGCCGGGGCCAGCCCAAAGCCTGCGCGAGATCGAACCCTCTCCAGGGCGGCAGAACGCAACTACCGGGTGCATGCCCTGCTGGGCATGGCGGTGAAGCAGGGCTTCGGGCCGAAGGATCTGATGGACGTGGCCATCCGGGGCTGGAGGGTCAGCCCTGCCGTTGCCTCGAAGCTGGTCGGCGAGGCCTATGAACTGGCAATCACCAGCACCAGCCTCTACGACAAGCTGCGCCTGTCTTCCATCCAGCTCTGCCGGATGGAAGACCTCCTGAAGAAGGCCATCACCAGCAAGCAGTTGGGTGTCGCCCTTGGCGTGAACCGTGAGATCAACCAGCTGATCCTCACCGTCGAGAAGTTCGAGAAGGCGCAGGAGGAGGCGGGCGACGGCGGTGCTGGGGCTAAACCCCTGACACCTGAGGAGCAGGAGGCCGAGGACCGGGCCGGTGACTTCTGATGGACTGGGACGACGAGGCCTGGGCTGAATACGACGCCCAGCTCCGCACCCAGACCTCCTGTTACTGCTGGCCCCGGACCGGTCCCGCCGGGCTGCACCTCCCCCGGAAGCAGCCGGTTCTTCGCCCCCTGCTGCAGTACGCCCCTCGCCGGGGGCTTTTCACCCAGGCCCAAGCGGTGCAGCCATGGGACCAGCTCCCGAAGCGCTGGCCCGACTTTGCCGCCCGAACCTACATCGCTTCGCAGGGGAAGTTCCTCCCCTTCCTGGCCTGGGACTACCAGCTGGAGCTGATCCGCACGATCCGGGCCCACCAGAACACCTACGTGCTCAAGAGCCGGCAAACCGGCGTTTCCGAGACGATCATCTCCTACATGCTCCAGCAGGCCATCTTGCGGCCTGCCTGGACGGGGATCGTTTTCTCCAAGACCGGGGAGGACGCCTCCGAGCTGGCGGCACGGATCAAGGGCCAGGCCGCCTCCCTGGGCCGCTACTGCCCGCCCCTCCCAAAAGACAGCGCCAGAAAAATCCAGTTCCAGGGCCGCGGCAGCCTCCACTTCCTGCCGCCCACCGAACGGGCCGCCCGGGGCATCCCGTCAGCGTCGATGCTCTTCTTCGATGAAGGCGCTTACATTGAGAAGCTGGCCGGCATCGAGACCGGCGCGATGCCGACCCTGAAGATGCTGGGCATCAGGGCCCGTGCGGTCTGGGCCACCACCCCCAACGGTCGAAGCGGCCGCTTCCATGAGCACTGGAGCACGGACCACGGCGAAGTGCAGATGGGGGAGGCCACCGTCAACGGCATCCCCACCCTGCAGTGCAGCCCTAACGGTGAGTTCGCCAAGGTGGCGATCCACTGGAGCCAACATCCGCTCTACGTTCTGGATCCGGATTTTGTCGAGAACACCCGCCGCAAGTACCAGCTCACTGAGCAGCGCTACCGACAGGAGTTCGAGCTCGACTTCGCCGCCACTGACGCGGAGGTCTATCCCCACGATCTGATCGAAGCGGCCGAGGCCATCGGCGGCCTGCAGCTGGCCACCAGGGGCCACTCTTACGTGATCGGGATCGACCCCAACGGATCCGGTGACGATGAGTGGGTCTCCACTGTGCTCGACATCACCTCCAACCCCTGGCAGGTGGTGGCCCGTTTCAACGACGCCCGGCGCAGCCGGGACTACGGCCTGCAGCGCACCGCCCGCCTGATCGACGAGTACAGCCCCGAGATGGTGGCGATCGAGAACAACGGCGTCGGGGCCAACGTGGGGGAGGCCCTGTCGATCCTCCGGCCCGGTGTGCCGATCGAGGAGTTCGCCACCAGCAGGCCCTCGAAAGTCCGCATGACCGACCGGGTGCTGCTGCTGCTCGAGCAGGGCGAGCTGGGGATCCCCCCGGACGACATCTACGGCACCCAGATGCGCACTTTCCGCCAGGGGGCCGACGGCACCCGCGAGGCCGCGGCCGGCTGCAACGACGACGCGGTCATGTCCCTGGCTGCAGCTTGTGAAGCCGGCGCCCGAACGCGGCCGATGATGGCCGAATGGGTCAAGATGGTGTGAACCCAGAACATCAGTACCTGATGATGCCACTCTTCCGCCCCACAGACTGCGCGGCAGTCGGCGGCCCCACGATCAGCCGTGTCCAAGGCTGCATCAATGACGAGATGAAGGAGTGCATCGTTTGCGGAGATGCCGTGGTGCACGACATGACCGAACACTCCTTTTTTGGTTTTGCCTGCTCCTGTCCCTATGGGCCATCGAAAGAGGAGGGGCGCGAGCCATGACCGTCATAGTCGACGCGCCGAACTGCGGCACCGCCCGCAACAACCACTGGAAGGTCACGCGGCTGGATGAGCCCGGCCTGATCCGGTTCCACATGCAGACCCGCACCGCCACCCGCCTCGATCAGGTTGCGCAGTGGCTGCCCGAAGGCCGGTGGGCTGCGGGCAGCTGGAGGCCCGATCCGCCCAGCGTGCCGAAGTGGCTGATCGCCAGGGTTGAGGCCGCCCTGCAGCAAGCGCAGCGATGAAAGAACGACCGGTCCAGTTCAAAAAGCCTCTCTCGGCGCCAATGGTCCGGGCCATCCTGAGCGGCAGCAAAACCCAGACCAGGTGGGTGGTAAAACCGCAGCCAGCTGGCAGCTTTCTGGGGCTGATAGAGAGGCCAATCCGAAGCAGCAAAGACCCGCCTGTGCTTCGAGCGTGGTTCCAAGCCGGCGCAAAGGAACAAAGCTCGAGGGAGATCACCTGCCCCTACGGCTCCCCAGGGGACCGGCTCTGGGTGCGGGAGACGTGGGCCGTTCAGCATGAATACGACGCTGCTGCCCCTTCAGAGATTGGCGCCAGCGCTCGATGGCACTACGCAGCCACCGAAGATCTGGGCGGGCTTCGCAAGCGTCCGTCAATCTTCCTCCCCCGGCGCGGCAGCCGCATCTCGCTGGAGATCACCGCCGTCAGGGTGGAGCGCCTGCAGGCCATCAGCGAAGCGGACGCCCGGGCGGAGGGCCTCTCCCGGGTCACGAAGGACGGATCCCTTTGGAAGTGGGGCATCCCAGACGCCGATGGCCTGCCGGGCACTGATGACAGCGGCTGGCCCTGGCGCGACTGGGAGGGCCGCCCGGTGGCTGCCTTCCGCCGCCTCTGGGAGTCCATCAACGGTTCCGGAACCTGGGATCTCAACCCGTGGGTGTGGGCCGTCAGCTTCAGGAGGCTGCAGCCATGACCCTCCTCGACGTTCACCACGGATTGATGGCCGCCAGCGCCGTGGTGCGAATTGTGGTGCGGCTCTGGCTGGCCTGCCTTGCCTGGCACATGCTTTTCGGCTCCGGCCTTCAGTGGGGTTGGTTCCGTCGACCCCAGCTTCACGGGAAGCCCGTGATGGCGGTTCGGGTTTCGGTGTCGTATTTCCCTGAAGCCGGCAGGTTCAGGAGGTTGCCCTTGATTCCAAGGCTTGAGCCCTACGAGTGGATGTGGTTCCAGGTCAGGTGGGACTGGATCACATGACCTGCCCCCACCTTGACGCCGCCCCTCCCGTCCTGCTACTTGTGCGTTACAGTATGGAGACCGGGAACGAGAGCCCCACCAGCCACCACCAGCTATGACTCGCATTGCCCGCATCGCCATTATTTGCTCAGGCCCCACATCACTTGAGCAGGCCCACGAAGCCGCCGGCGAACTGGAGGAATCGCACGCCGGTTGCGGATCGACTGCCAACTCGGCCAAGAGAAAAAGGTTCACATTCTGGAAGATGGCCAACGTATCGGGTCAATCCGATTTGAGGCAGAAGGTGCCGTAACCGCCTGACCCCCACGGCCCGCCGGGAGCACATCTCGGCAACCCATCCCACAGTCCTCTGACACCATGGACCTTAAATACGGCTACATCCGCTGGCGCAGCACTCTGACCGGGAAAGAAGGCGGAGGCAATGTGCCTGTTGCCAATCCTTCTAACGAAGTAGCACTGATGAATGCTCAGTATCCTGAATTAGAGCACTGGTCTGTGCCTGTGGCGGTCTGCTTGCCCCCCATGGTGGAGATTGACGATGCCTGACCCCACCGCCGCCACCCACCAACCAGCAAACCATCCATGACCGCTCTACTGACCGACAGTGACAACAAGTCTTTGTTTGTTGTGTTAATGTGCTATTTTGATCCAGATCAAAACTGGATAGACGACTGCTTTTGTGGAGTCGCTACAACCTTAGATTCTGCTGTGCAAATAGCTAAAGCCAGCGCACACGGCAAATGTTACACGCTATGCATGCCAGGAGAGCCAATCCCTCTTGCT